GAGCACAGCTCTAAATCCTCCATCCTCTTTTACGCTCGTATCTTTCATCTCGCTCGAGACTGAGATTGAGCAATCTGTGATGTTGTCGACCATTACTGGCGCGCTTCCATCTTCTGCAAGCATGATCCGAAGATTCGAACCATTAATTAATCCTGTTGTTTGTGCCATCTTATTTTACTTTTTTTTGTTTTTACGCTTGTCACCTCCGACAAGAGCTGTTATAATTAAATCTATCCATCCAAATATCTTTACCGCTGGATTGTCTGACGGCACGAGAGAAAAGATCGCTCTCGCTGCGATTAATAAAGCAAACAGAATAGCTTGCCAGTGATTAACAATTAAATCTCCCATATTATATGTTTTTAGTTCTTACTGAGTAATCTTGTATCGACACCCAAATGTGTCTCGTCTCGTTAACGTCCATCTGTTCGTTAGCGTATTGAATGCTTTGGAGCTTAACGCCTCCATACGTTCCATTTTTACGATCTAGTGCAGCACGAACCGCCACACCCAAATCTATCGCGTTGTTGTACGTGCTTTGAAAGTTGTACACTTCGATATTTGAAACGTCTACAGCTCCTCCATCCTCCTTTGTATCGCTTGGAGTATTCGAGAGAACGCTGTACACAATATAAGGAACGTCGATATTTGGAGGAGCTATCTCTGGAAAGATATTTGTCCCAACTATTCCCGAGACTGTCGCATCGTTTGTGAGGATGTTATATATAGCTTTTCCAACTGTCATAACTTCTTAGTGTATTTTGCGAAGTTCTTTTTAAGTAGTATCTCCTGGAGCTTTAAACTCCTGTTCGTTGTCGCCTTCATACCTCGAGAGAATACGCCTGTGTTTTGTGTTCTGTGCTTACCTCCAAACCTTGGACCGAAATCTCCTCTTTCAACTATGTGAGCAAACCATCCATCGTCTGCTTTTTTGGTTTTTCTTCGCCCGATTGCATTCGTACGAGGTCCTCCCATTATTGTATTTCTGTTCTTATCGGGTTGCCATGTACCGCCTGAACGTCTAAGCTGTCCAGACTTTACCTTTGTACCCCTGACAAAGATATCTTTACCGAGGTCTTTAACATTTGATTTGATGTAGTTAGCATACACCGCGCCGACTCTGTGCCCTACATCCTGAAGAGCTTTGGAATCTTTAATACTCCACTTCGCGAGCTTGTCAATGTTTTTAAACAGCTCATTTGTTCCTGTGACAGTTACACTCATGAGTTCTCGCGTAATTCTGTGATGACTCTTAACTGCTCCTGTCTCCCGACCTCCTGAACTCCTAGAACGTTATATATCTTTCCATCGTAGCTCACTCTGTGAGAAGCCTCGAGGATGTTCACTGTAGTTGAGTAGCGTATGTTGAAAACGACTTGCTGAAAAGAAAGCATCTGCTCTCCGCTGACTCGCTCTGTCGCTGATGGCTTACGATCTATCGCAGCCCAAACAGTGGCGTATGTGAGCCAGGTAACGACCTTTTCTCCATAGTCATTTGCTACTGAGTTTGGACGCTGTAAAACTATCCTTCTATCTAGTGCTCCGATGTTCATACAAGGGAGATAATTCTGTACGGGTTTAATATTGCCTCTATCCCGAGTGGGATCTTTGAAGCCTTAACACCTACGATGACAGCCCGTCTGTTTTCGTAGTAATGTGATGCAAGCATTTTTATCGCGTGCTTTATTGGTGAGATTGCTTGTTTGCCCATGCCTCCTGTAATCGTAACAGCGTTAAATCTGTCATCGAAAGTATCTGGAGGATTAAGGAAAGCAATCCGCGCTGGCTCTCTTGAAGCGTCATAGTAATACTTAGAAGTATCAAGCGTCTGAAGTGTATTTGTACTATCGTAGTAAGTTACTCCAGTAACGGATCCTATCTCAGCTGGTATCTCTGTATTATGGAAGTAGTCGAGATTGAGAGTATAAGTAGTGCTCACAAAAACTCGCCCTGTGTAATCTTGTACAGCGATTGCTGCGCTCGTTATAATCTCAGATATTGTAGTGTCCTCATCGCTATGGTCTACACGCAAAAATTCCTTCATATCTGCGAGAGATACAATGTTAGTTCCTGTTGGGTTGTCTGCTACTGTAAACTTCATATCTGAGTATTATACAAAAAGAGGGGACGAGCGTCAACTCGCCCCCCGTCTCTGTTATTGTTTAACCTATTAATCTACATCAGTAATCGAAGCGAACGCGCCAGCTTGACGTACTTCACAATCGTAGAACTTATTTAAATGTAAAGCTATCTGAGCATTTCCAGCATTCGAGTAAGGATCGACTAACAAGTCAAGCCCTCCGAAATATGCGAGTACTAATCCAGCAGCGAAATCTCCAAAGATTAAATCTCCATGATCCTCTGTACCTTCTGCGATGTTTGGAGTAGCTACTGCTGGGAATCCGTCAAAGGTTTGACCTGTCCACATAGCACTAACATTTGAAACTTCAGCAAGAGCACGAGACGAAGCCCATCCATGAGGATTCATCGCCCACTTACAATTTGCCATGTTACCTCCAGCTTGTAAAACTGCTTGCTCAAGAGCGAATACGTCTGAGTTTGCAAGAGCTGCTCCAGCATGAGCTACTGGAGTAATACCAGCTACAATCTTTGCGAATGCTGCTTTGTCAATAGTAGTATTGATACCAGCTGCTAACTCTCTTGCGATAAGCGTATCAACTTGCGATCCACCTTGCAGAATTAACTGCTTAGAGAATAGAGTCTTATTCGCTACACGTACAGGAGTGAGGTTAACCTCGTCCATTGCAAGCTGTGAGTTACTGCTTGCTTCAACCTCCGTCGCCTGTGTTCCAATAGCTTTTGCGCTTACACGTGGGAACTTTAAGTTTCCAGTTGCTCCGTTAATTGTTGTCGCTCCGAGCATCTCGATAACTGTTGGAGCTCTTAGAGCCTCAATTACTCCAGGAACGTTTGTTGGAACATATCCAGAGCCATCTCCAGTACCTCCAGCTTGGAAGTTGTCTACATCACCAGCACGATAAAGAGCTGCTTCTGGAATACCAATTTGTCCACTCATCTGCAAACCTCTTGACTGCATCTCAGAACGTGCCTCTTGAGCCCACTCCGCTTCTGCTCCTGTCAATCCTTTGCCATGAGATACCATCTCTACAGCTCTCGAGAGAGAGAATGAGCGATTAACTTTGTCCATCTCTTTTGTCTCAGAGATTGAGCTGCCAGCGAAATGTGCTTGACGTGCAATCATATCTTCGTGAGCTTTACGACGCTTAATTTTGTTGTCAAGACGTACATTCTCGCTCTCTAGGTAGTCAGCTCTCGCCTCCTCCTCGTTTGTCATCTCACGACCTTCGCTGTCAGCTGTAGCCATAAGAGATACGTGCTCCTCGTAGTTTTTAGCTCGAAGAGACTTCATCTCATTTAAATCCATTTTTTTACTTTTTATTTTTTTAACTGTAACACATTTATCATCGTCGCTGTTTTTCACTTCAGCTGTTCTAATTTCTTTGGGCTCCTCCTCTTTTCGGGCAGCCACTGTCGCACTTTTGTAAGCTGGATATGTCACTGGCGAAACGTCCAATAACTTAGCCACTTTCTCAACCGTCCGCGTGCTTCTGTCTTCGCTCCAGCTTTGATCTTCAATCGTAAACGCAAACGAAGATTGCGAGATATCACCTCTTTTAATACTTGTATAAAGGTCTTTTGCATATTGTTGCTCTCCCAGTTTTACTCTGTACTTCAATCCATGCTCATCTGTTGAGAGCTCAAGAGTACCAGCTGAACTCCTCCCTAAAATAAGAGATGGATCGTGATTAATTAAAGCGCGAACATCGTCATTAAGTACATCATCGAATGCACCTGGAGAGATGCTCTCTCTGAATACTCCCAAATCTGTCTCGCTGTTGTAAAGAGCTGCATATCCTTCGATTATCATCTCTCCGTTCTCCTCTCGTACTTCGAGAGTGCTGTCATATTTTGAGTAGTGAGCTGCTGTTAATAGCTCATCTCTTTTCTCATCATCCATCTTCATTGCTTTTTGAGATTGACTCGCTGTAAGCTTCGAGCTTATCGAGTGCAATCTGGTTAACTTGTACAGTGTGGATATCGCCCCCCTCAATTGGGTTGAGCTGCTCCTCCTGTCTCACTTCGTTTATACTTAACACTCCATTCTGTAACATCTGAGTGAAGTAATTTGCACGAGCTGCGCTGTCTCCTCTCTGTAAATCGGAGAGCTTAAACTTGCTAAAAATTACATCTCTATCGAATGAGGGGATCAGCTTTCTGTCAATCTCCTGTTCTATTCTTTGCGTCCAGGGTACAATCGTGTGACGTGCAAACATTAAATTTTGTTGCTCCACATTGTTGTATGTCGTTTGAGAAGGGAGTTGGACCAATGCTGTCGGCACGTTGAAAATTCTGCATATCTCTTCAGCTTGAAAAGAGCGAGTCTGAATGAACTGCGCCTCATCTGGAGAGATTGAAATCCTTTGATATTTAAAGCCGAATGGCATGAGCTTCGTGCCAGCTTGTGCTGCTCCATTATTCCAAGAGCCCTGTATCACATCCATCTGCTCCTTTTTGAGTGGTTGCTCTGAAGATAGTACACCAGTCATCTGTCCACTTTGCCCAAAGTATTCAGCTCCAAAATCTTGAGCACTTTTCGCGAGTCCTAAATTCTCTCTATGTAATCGAATCGGGCTCATGCGCTGGAGGTTGCATATCTCAAGCATATTCTCAGGACGTACTATCCCAACATCCTTAATACTATAAACTCTCTCGCCTTTTACGTTGCGGAGATCCACATCTGAATAGTGAACAGGGATTAACTGAGTCGCATATCCTCTGTCGTCTCTCTCGATTATAGCATAACCTACGCCATAAATTACAGCACTCGCTGTGATAGACTCCCAGAACTCGTAAGCTGTTTGGTGATTGTTTGGTTTAGTTTTAACCAGGTTGTAAGCTGGATGCACATTCGCCTGTACGATATTGCGTCCCTCACGCTCATAAACCTCTAAACCTAGTGAAGCAATCGTTGAGGATATTTTGTAGACGCAAGCGTACACAGTGCTTATCGCCATCGCACTACTTTCGTTTATCGTAGCTCCCGATTTTGTCATCGGATAAAGCCCCATTTCAGAAGCGATTGTATTTGAGTTGAAAGGTCCAACTCTACGAAATAACGCCTTAAATCTGTCTGTAAATGTGCTCATTCGCGCGTATTATACGAAATATAATAGCGAAAGTCAAGTTTTATAGAGAGAAAATTTCCAATAAGTATTCATCATCTCCTTCTATTGTGTTCTGTACGTAACTATTCATCGCGATTATTGAAGTTATAACTCCATCAACTTTCTTATTTTCTTTCTGTTCTTTGGTCACTCGCTTGTTCTCGTTTACGTCTGTGTAGATTACAGCGCACCCCATTTGCCATCTTAAGCACTTATTCCCTCCATGAATGATATTACCTCTCATCACCTCC